CAGTGAAGGATCGGACGGAATGTCAGAGATTGATCCAGGAAAATATGCGTGGGGCATATGTACCGATGTCCGGTGATGTGGCACAGACATTCGCGCTGATGGCGGATTCCACGGGGCTGGTCGGAATGACCCATTCTATCAATTCCAGGGATGCAAGCGTGGATACCCTTCTGATGTCCTGCGTGAAGTTTTTCCCCGAGTTTGAGGACGGTGTATTTATCGGTACGATCGGAAACGGCACAGGAGCATAGGAGGAGAAGGATGTACAGGGTGGTGAAATTCTTTACGGATCTGCAGGATGGAGACCACCCTTATCACGTTGGAGAAGCCTTCCCACGTGATGGGGTGGAGGTTACGGAGGAACGCATCAAAGAGCTTTCCGGAAAGGAGAACAGGCAAGGCGTCCCATTAATCGAAAATGTGGAGCAGCCTGTGAAGAAACGTACTTCCAGAAAGAAGCAGGGCTAAAAGCGAGGTGCATTTTATGGAAATGCTGGAAAGAGTGAAAAAACGGATTCCGGACGCAATGCTAAAGGATGAAGTTCTGGAGGAGTATATCAGTACCATATCTGACCGGCTTTGCCTGCGGCTGGGTGTTGGGGCGCTGCCGAATCTGTTTGAGTCGATCTGCGTAGATGCTGTGGTGAAAATGTACCGCCGTACCTATTATGAGGGAATATCAAGCGAAGGGGCGGCGAATATCAGTACGACCTTTGTAGATGATGTGCTTTCCGAATATGCTCAGGAGATCGGAGACTGGAAAACACAGCAGGCGAATGTGGGAGGCTCTGGCAAGGTGGTGAGGTTTCTGCGATCTGGAAAACATGCAGGCTTTTGGCAAAAAAGCAGACCGGAGAGGACGCGCTTCATAACCCACAGTATGACTATGAGGCAGTAAAAGAGACGAGGGCCCGTGTCACGCCCTGGACGGATGAACAGATTGCCCTGGAAGGCCGGGAGGTGACCCGGAACGAACAGCGATTTCTGATCCCGATTCCTTTTTCTATGTTTCCGGAATGCCAGAAAGCAGAAATTGACGGCCGTGTACAGGAAATCACGAAGGTCATAGACCTGAGTCCAAGGTACACAGCGATTCAGGTGAGGATTTATAAGGGATGATGAAATGGGCCTGGTAAAAATAGAATTAAACAAAGTCGATATAGATCGCCTGGCAAGGGCGCTTCAATCCGTGAATGAAGTGCGTTTTAACGCGGTTGTCAAGAAGAATGTCACGGAATTACTCAATGCTGCGAGAAACGGCGGGACGCCCATTGATACAGGAGAACTGCGGAAATCTTCCGGTATCTACGGGGACGAGATGGGCTATACGGTGGATTATGCGCCCCATGTGGAATACGGACACCGTACAATTGACGGGGGCTGGGTTTCCGGCAAGCACTTCCTGAAAGCAAACGTGGATTCACAGGCATTCATCTATTATCAGGATTTGAAAAATGCGATAAAGAAAGGGTAAGTTATGTATAAACAGATAGGACTGACGGATCTGATATCTGCCATCCAGAAGAAAATAGAGGATCATACAGGGACGAAGTGCTATGACGCCGTAACGAAAAATGCGGCAAGTCCTTTTTATTTTGCGGAGATCATTGGAAAACGTCTAGCCCATTCCAAGACCATGTGGCGGGATGTCTTTACAGTCTGGATCCATGCGGTTGTGGAACCGGGCGAATCTTCTGTAAGGATTTACAGTCTGATACAGGAGCTGGAAGAGGCGCTGACGGAGGACATTGAGCTTCCCGAAGGATTTGATCTGATCATGCAGACCAATAACGGAGTGCAGACGATCAAAACAGACGAGACCAATCAAAAACATGCGGTTCTGGCTTATGAATTTATGATCTGCTATGGATTCAAATGTAAAATTTAAGGAGGAGATGATGTTATGAGATTCAATAGATTTTTATTACAGCTTTTTGCAGATAACGCATTTGACGGCGGCGCTTACTGCGATTTTTCAAGTTCTGCTGCGAAAGCACTGGCCGGGAAGGACATTCTGCTTGCCGTCTATAATGCGGATGGGAGCAAGCTGATCGCCATTGGGGGACAGAAGGGGCTGACGATCAACCGTTCCGCGGATTCCATCGAGATCACCAGCAAGGATACGGCTGGCGGTTGGAAATCAAAGATTGCGGGTATGAAAGAGTGGAGCATTGATAATGACGGCCTTTACGTCCCTGGGGACGAGGCGCACAGTATTTTGTCAGAATCATTTGAAAATTCGGAGCCTGTATGCATCAAGGTGATTGATGGAAAACAGAAAAGAGGGATGTTCGGCGGCCTTGCGGTCATCACAGACTATCCGCTGGAAGCGCCCTATGATGATGACTGCATGAGTATGGACACCTGGGACGGAGAAGCAGAGCTGGCAGCGGCGTCAGGAGAAAGGCTTCTGATCGTGGAGTGTACTTCGGAGGGGAAAGCGAGAAAAGCCGGAATTGCAACAGTAACCATTCAGGAATAGGAGGCAGGGACCATTTATGATTACTTATGGCGGAAAGAATTATGTTTTGAAATACAACATGAAACGGATTGAACTGATTGAGGGAGTAACAAATATGCCGACGCTGGCGGACTTACAGCGTACACGTGGGCTACTCAGTCTGGCATCCTTGAAAGCATATGTCGCATATGGGATCAAAGAGGATGGGGCGGATGTTTTCCTGAATCCCAAGAAAGGGATGGAAATAGCGGAGAGCCTGATCGAATCCAACGGCTACCCAGATGTATGTGCGATTGTCCTGGAGGCGCTAGAAAGGGACTGCCCTTTTTTCTTCCAAGAAGGCTGATCGAGTTTGAATACTTTAGCAGTGAGGAAGCGGATCAGGAGTATATGGAAATAGCGGAGCCGTATCAAAAGGATATCGACTTCGCTTTTTTTGTTGTCAATTTCGGATATTCCAGATCAGATTATGACGCGCTGACCGGATTGACACTGGCAAAAGGATTTAACCGACTGACCGGTATTGATGACGCAAAAGCAAAGCTGAAAGGTCTCGGGCACGATGCGGAAAGTGTTACAGAAATCATGAACTCCGCTATGGAATCAGTAAAGGGTACTTCTTACGGAATGGATGCGGCTGCTACAACTGCGGCAAGTGCGGTTGCAGCTGGGATCCAGCCAGGGAAGGAGCTGACCAGGTATCTGTCTCTGACAGCGGATGCGGCCGCGATCGCCGGGGCGTCTATGGCGGATATGGGATCCATCATAAATAAGGTCCAGACCTCACAGATTGCATATACGGATGACTTGAACCAACTGGCAGACAGAGGGCTCCCTATATATCAGTGGTTGGCGGAAGCCGCAGGAATCACAGCGGCGCAAGTGAAAGAAATGGCATCCGAAGGGCAGATTTCTTCCCAGATGTTTCTGGATGCCATAGAGAAGAATATCGGCGGTGCGGCGAAGATCATGGGGGAATCTTCATTTACCGCGGCTATCTCAAATATCGGGGCGTCGATTTCAAGAATCGGGGCGAATTTTCTGGATGCCGGGGGGAAAGGGGGAGGTTTCTTTTCCACCCTAAAGCCGATGCTAACCGATTTTAATAATTTCATAAGAAATTTCCTGCTTCCTTATTAAAAATTGCGGGATATCATGTATAATACAAGGGAGGTGATAAGGAATGTATAATATTTTAGTATGTGACGATGACAAAGAAATCGTAGAAGCAATCGAAATATATCTGTCCCAGGAAGGCTACCGTATCCTGAAGGCTTACGACGGAATGCAGGCGCTGAAACTCCTGGAGACGGAGGATGTCCATCTGCTGATCCTGGATGTGATGATGCCCAGACTGGACGGAATCCATGCCACATTGAAGATCCGGGAGAAGCACAGCATCCCGATCATTATCCTGTCGGCAAAGTCGGAGGACGTAGACAAGATCCTGGGGCTCAACGTGGGTGCCGACGATTATGTAACAAAGCCGTTCAACCCGTTGGAGCTGGTGGCGCGGGCAAAATCACAGCTCAGAAGATACACCCAGCTCGGCGGCACGGCAAAGGAAGAGTCCGAGACCATCTATGAGACAGGCGGCCTGCGGATGAATGACGACCTGAAGGAAGTGACCGTGGACGGGGAACCGGTGAAGCTGACCCCCATTGAGTACAATATCTTAAAGCTTCTGATGCGCAACCAGGGAAGGGTATTTTCCATCGGCCAGATCTACGAATCCATCTGGAACGAGGAGGCCATCGGGGCGGACAACACGGTGGCGGTACATATCCGCCATATCCGGGAGAAGATTGAGATCAATCCGAAGGATCCCAGATACCTGAAGGTGGTCTGGGGCGTGGGCTATAAGATTGAAAAGCTGGAAAGACATTGAGTGAAAGGATGATAGAGTATGAAGAAATGGTATCGGCATGCGGCCGTAAAGCTCCTGCTGCTCCTGACCGTGCTGATGACGGCGGTGATCGGGACGCTGAGCTTTGTGCTGCTGGCGGGTTTCCCGGATATTGTGACACCGGCGGACGCATTTAGCAAAGAGCGGAGGCCCTATGAGGAAACAGACAGCTTTTTGAACAATATGATGTCTGCGATCGCAACAAAAATGGAACGTGTGGATGCGGCCAGGCTGCTGGAAACGGACGGAAAATATGATCCGGATAAACGGATCGATATCCTGGAATATGCGGCTGACAGCGCTGGAATAGATACTGCGTACAGTTCGGACGACGGCACAGAGGGTTCATATGGTGCAGATTTATATAGCACAGAGGCTGCGGAAGGCGCGGGAGATACAGATCTTGCATCTGATACGGTGATCCTCAGTGAGGAGGACGCATCTGGTACGGATACCGCAGAGCTCAGTGAGGATGATGTGCGTTCCGGCCTGGAATACAGGCTTGGGGACCTGGTGGAGTGGGGCGTATCGGGCGATATGGAGCGTATGTATTACAGTCCATATGAGGATGACAGCATCATGGTCTGCCGGAAGCCGGACGGAACCTACTATTACTATGTGATGAAGGAGTTCAAAAAGCAGTTGTCGGACGGCGGCCTGCGCCTGGAGTCTGACGACGAGGAGCAGTTTTTAGAGGCGCTGGAAAACGGTTATATCCCGGATGGAGAAAACAAGCTCGTGTGGAACGCAGATGGAGAACTCTTATACACGGATGTCTGGAAATATGACGGCGGGCAGATCCGGGAAGCATATGCCCCGGAGGGCGCGAAGAATATCCTGACGGCTGTGAATCGGATACCGGCGCTGAACGGAAAGCTTTCCCAGGTATATGACAGCCTGGAGTATACGCTGAACAGCATTGCATCTATGTACAGCCAATACAAAGAAGAATACAGCCTCTTTAAAGAGGGAGAAACGAATTTCATATATTTGTTTGTAGATGAAGACGAAAAAGCGGTTTACACAAATCATGCCGGGTTTCAGAACTATAAAGATGTGGAGGAGAGTCTGGCATCCATCAAAAATGACGCGGATCTGCGCTATATGATCCTGAAACCGGATTCGGAAGCGTGCGAGAGCAATCTGAATCTGGAAGAGGAGGCAGGGGCATACTGGAGAAACCATAACCACTGGTATGAGGATCGCCTTGGGAAGAATTATACCGTGGCGGCAGCTGTGGAAACCTCCTATCCAATCAATGACATTTTCCGCAGGGCATCAGAAAATTATAATCAATATGTGCCTTATATCAACAAAGCGGCAAAGGCTTTGGTCATTTCCGTGATCCTGCTTCTTGGGGCACTGGTCTGGCTGACCGTGACCGCGGGACGCAGGCCGGAGGAAGACGGCGAACTGTATCTGCATCCCTTTGACCGATGGAAAACGGAGCTGTCCGCGGCGCTGGTATTCCTTCCCTGGCTGGCGGCTACGTTCCTGCTGAGTTCGGCCTGGCGCGGGGTGAGTGCAGTAGAGTACGCTTCGGACGGGAGCTTTTACTATTATGGATTTGAAATGACAACAGAAGATGTCATTGTGATCTCCGTTTACACGGCAGTGACGGCGGTCTGCTTCCTGATCGGCTGGCTGTCCCTGGCGCGCCGGATCAAGGGACGCACGCTCTGGAAGGACAGTATCCTGAGAATACTTCTTATATGGAGCAAAAAAGCGGTGGCAGCATGCTTCGGATGCGCGCAGACATTCTGGCGGCAGCGCCAGGTGTTATGGAAGGTGGCAGCGGCATACGGCGTATTTGTCCTTTTCCACTGGTTCTGCGCGGCGGCAGGATATGGGATCCCCGCGCCGCTTGCCTTTCTGATGTTTCTTGCGGAAGCTGTGGCAGCGGTATTCCTGATTCGAAACGCATTGGAAAAGCAGCAGCTCAAGGACGGGATCAAGGAGATCGCCGCAGGCAGCCTGGATTACAAATTTCCCGTCAAAAAATTCCAGGGGGGGGATTATCAGGATATGTCAGAGAATCTTGAGAATATCGGAAACGGCCTCCAGCGGGCGGTGGAAAAAAGCATGCGGGACGAGCGGCTGAAAACCGACCTGATCACCAACGTGTCCCACGATATCAAGACGCCCCTGACCTCCATCATCAATTACGTGGACCTTTTAAAACGGGAAAATTTTGACGACCCCAAGGTGAAGGGATATCTGGATATCTTGGAAATGAAGGCGCAGAGACTGAAAACGCTGACGGAGGATGTGGTGGAAGCGTCCAAAGTGAGCAGCGGCAATATCTCGCTGGAATATATGGATGTGGACCTGGTGGAAATGCTGAACCAGACCATCGGGGAGCTGTCGGAAAAGATGGACGCAAGGCAGCTCAAGGTCGTCGCTTCCCTGCCCGAGGAACCGGCCGTCATTCATGTAGACGGACGCCGTATGTGGCGGGTGCTGGAAAATATCTTCAACAATGCCGCAAAATACGCCATGCCGGGAACCCGCGTCTATGCGGATCTGAAAAAGGATGGGAAGCAGATCCTCTTTTCACTGAAAAATGTCTCCGAGCAGCCGTTGAATTTTTCTTCAGATGAGCTGACCGAGCGTTTCATCCGGGGGGATGTCTCCCGGAGCACCGAGGGCAGCGGATTGGGATTGTCCATCGCAAAAAGCCTGACGGAGATGCAGGGAGGAAAGTTCGAGCTGTATCTGGACGGGGATCTGTTTAAGGTAACGATTGTGTTTGAAGAAAAGAAAGAAATGTAAACCTGTCAAAACTTGTAAAGGGAGCCGGTATAAAACCGCTCCCTTTTTTTCATCCTTATTATACTACAAAATTGCCGAAAATTCAAGACTGGTAACTCTCCTGGCAGCTCTGACGCTTAAAAAATTTTGAATAAAATCTTGCATTATTTGGGGCTATTGC